GTGAGGTGGCGGACGCCATGCGTGTGGTTCTGGATGGATACGGTGGGCAGTCGGAAAATACGGTTGTGGATCAGGTGTCGTTGGAGAACGAATCCGACGACTTCGTTTCACTCGGTGGCGCCGAGATGCCACCGGCGTATCAGATCACGCAGACCTACGACATCCGCTGGCAGGAGAGCTGACGAATGGCCACGACCCCGCATTCCGGTTCCGGCACGACGTTTTCTTTCGGCGGCACTAATTTCACCGTCACCAGCATCACGTACACGATCGGTGCCACCGGCGGAGGGGCCGACAACATCGACATCTCGCACCTGGGCCAGACCACCGGGGCCAGCGTTCTTTCGATTGCTCGCCCGCTGATTGGAACGCAGGGTGGCGACACGGGCAAGAGCGTCAGCATCGAGTACATCGGCACCAGTGTCATCGCCCAGAACACGACGGGTACGCTGGCGATCACCGGCGGCATCAGCGTCTCGGCGACTGCGACCTGCAACTCGTCTTCTGTCACGCTGACAGTGAACGACGCCATCCGTGGTTCGGCCGAGTTCCAGTTGGCTTGAGCCGCGGAGGGTTCCGTGGCCACGTACAGCACTGGGATAGTCGCCAGTTTCGGCGCGACCACGTTCGCCGAAATCTCGGATCTGTCGTGGTCTTATGGCGGCAGTCTTCCGAAAGGCCGTTCGTCCACGTGGACCGATGACGTTGGCACGGTGTCTCTCACGTGCCTCAGTTCCACCGGCGTGGCGACTGCCAGTTACGGAACGCGTGGCACGCTCACGATCACGGGCGGCGGCGCAAACTTGACGTGTACCGCAGTCTATGAAGGCGTGAACGTCGCGCCCGAGTTGAACGGCGTGACCCGTTACACCGTGACGTTCCGACTACTCGACGGGTGAACCATGGCAGTATTGACGCGAGATCAGATCGAGCAGGCGAGCGACGCCAAGATCATCAAGGTGTTGGCGTGGGGCGGCGAGGTGTGCGTGAGGTTGATGACCGTTGGCGACAGGGACAGCTACGAAGTGAAGTTGCTCGAGGCACAGTCCAAGGCCGTGCCAGTGATCCCCGACTTCCGCTCCGAGCTACTCGCCCGCTGCCTGTGTGATGACAAGGGCGTGCTGCTGTTTCCCGGTGACGAAGGCGTGGCGGCCCTGCGTCGCAAGAGCGTCGATCAGATTCACGGATTGTGGAAGGCGGCACTGAAGCACAACGCATTGACCGAGGAGGAGATTGAGAAACTGGCGGGGGAATGAACGCCAGGCCGAGCTTGCGATTCAAGTTCGACCTGGCCTCACATCTCAAGAAGACGGTAGCTGAAATCGACGCGATGGACTCCCGCGAGTTCTCGTACTGGATCGCCTACAGCCGATGGTTTCGCCCGCTGGATAACCCGTGGCTACAGACGGGAATGCTGGCAAGTTCAGTCCTGGCTCCCTACTGCAAAAACAAAGTCCCCGACGCTCAAGACTTCATTCCCATCGAAGGCCACGCCCCGCAGCACCCGACGCAGATCGCTGAGACGCTCAAGCAGATGGCGGCCGACCTCGGCCAAAAGTGAAACATGGCAACCCTTGGTATTGGATTTCAGCTGTCGGCATCTGCCGTGGGCATGGCCCAAGGCATCAACGCCGGCGTCGTGGAATTGCAGAAACTTGGCTACGCCGCCAAGCAGACGGCCCGCGATGTTTCGACGCTGAAGACGCTGGAGATTTCCAAGGCGTTCATTAGCGGCATCTCTTCGATTGCCAACACGTTCCAGGCGTTCACAAGCGGGGCGCTCAATGCCATCGACAACACGCGGCAACTGGCCGCTAGTCTGGGCGTGTCGTACCAAGAGTTGCGCACGCTGCAGGTGGCGGCCGACTTGTCCGGCGCATCCAGCGAAGAACTGGCCAAGGCGTTCACGCGGGCACAGGTGACGATCAGCAAGGCCGCTGGTGGAAGCAAGGAAGCCACGAAGGCCCTGTCGGCCCTGGGGCTGTCAGTGGACGACTTGGCAACGCAGACGAGCACGCAGCAGTTCCAGGCGATTGCCACGGCCATCAACGGCATTGAGAACCCTGCCCAGCGTGCAGCGGCTGCCGTCGCCATCTTTGGCAAGAGCGGCGCATTGCTGCTGCCGACGTTCCGCGAGTTGCCAGAGAATCTGAAGACGGCCCAGACTTTCCTGGGCGGGTTCCGCGACGGCGTCAACGGCATCAGCCCAGACAAGATCGACGCCATTGGAGACTCGTTCGGGCTTGCCGGCCAGGCGATGCAGGAGCTCGCCGGCCGCATCCTGACGCAGTTGCAGCCGGCCCTGACGCAAGGGACCGACAACTTCATCAAGTTCGTACAGAGCATCGACGTGCCGGCTGCTGCACGGACCCTGAGTGCGCTGCTTGAAGACGTTGGCAACGCGCTGGCGTTCGTCGGTCGCGTGGCGGTGCCGCTGGCCCAGAACCTGCTGCCCGCGATTGGCGGCTACTTGGCGTTCATCAACCGGCAGGCGATTGCGGGCGCTATCACCGGACTTGCTTCAGCGTTTGCGGCTTCAGCCCGCGCGGCCCTTGGCTACAGTGCAGCCGCTGGCACTGCCGCAACTGCGACAGTTGGTCTCGGCGTTGCGATCCGTAGCGTGCTCGCGTCCACGGGTATCGGTCTTCTTGTTGTCGGTCTCGGGCTCGCCAGCGGTGCCCTGCTGGAATGGTCCATCGCAGGTGAAAATGCCGGGTCTAACACAGAGCTAGCGATTGCCGACACTGAAGCGGCCATGAATCGTTTCCGCCAGGAAACCGACCGGGCCGGCGTCGCCGCTTTCAATCTCGGCGAAGAGGTGAAGAAGGCGCTGAAGGTGCCGGAGCAAATTAGCATCGACGAGTTTGCTCAGGGTGCGTTGAGCGAAGCCCGCTCCGCTATCGTGTCGCTAGCCAAGGAACTTGGCGGACTCGACAAGGTTCCGGCCGACGTGCTCGAGCGGTTCAACGGCATCCGCGACTACGCCAGCGAGATCACTGCAGAGGTGCAGAATCAGGGACTGGCGTTGCGATTCGTAGATCAGAACTCGCAGGCTTTGATAGCCACAGTGCAGCGGCTAACTCAGGCTGAGAAGGACAAGGCGGAGGCTGCCAAGGCGTCGGCCGATTCTGCCCGCAAGGCTGCAGAAGAGTCTCGCAAGCGTGTCGCTGAGCTCGCGTCGCAAGGGCTCACAGCTGCCGAGTCTTCTCGCGTCCAGTTGAACCGCGATCTGCTGGACATCGCCAACGAGCAGCGAGCCGCAGAGGAAGCGTTGCAGGCGGCACGCAAGGCCGGCGATGCTGCGGCTTTGTCGGCAGCCAACGAGCGTCTGCGTCTCGCCCAGGCCGCGACGGCAGAAGCCAAGGCCCAGGATCGACAGCGGCAACTCGACGCTCTCGGCATTGACGACAAGCTGCTCAAGCCGGCCACTACGATTGCGGACCAGTTCAAGGCCGTACGCAAGGCATTCGACGCCAAGCTCATCGACGGCGGTGAAGCCCGACAGGCATTGCGGAACCTTGCCGCAGAAGGCGTTAAGATCCGCCAGGAGATCGCAGCCGAGTTGAGCCAGCCCGCACGCCAGGCCCTGCAGGTGAACGACATCCGTTCCCAGGAAGGTCTCTCGCAGTTCTTAGCCTTGACGAGTGGCCGCGAAGACCCGGCGGTCGAGCAACGTCGCGAGCAACTGAACAAGCTCGAGGAGATTCGCCGCGAGTTGGCAAACGTCGGCGCTCGCCCGGTTGACATTCTCGGGGGCGCGTGATGGCCGTCATCTCCTACCGCGAAGTCATACCGCGTACAGCGTCACACAAGTTTGGCGAAAGCCCGACCGCCGAGCGAAAGTACATCGTCACAGTTGACGAGCCGACTGCGACGCAAACGCTGGTCGATGCTGTCGGGATTGTGCATGCGTCTGGCCATCCCGAGTTTCCGTACCTGAAGTGCCTCAACATTCAGGTCACGGAGACTGATCGGCATCACGCCGAGATCACGTACAGTTACGAACTTCCGCAGCAGGGAGAACTTGACCCCAACCCGCTGGCACGGCCTGACGTGTGGTCATTCTCCACTGGCGGCTCCCAAGTGCCTGCTCTGGTTTACTACGACGGCAGCGGCAACGGCAGCAAGAAGCCGCTGCAGAATACGGCCAAGGATTTCTTTGAGGGGCTGACCACGCTCGAGGCGGAAGTGCGGGCGTCGATCTCGGGCAACCGCCCTGCGTTCCCGCTGGCCAATGCGGCCGGTGTCACGAACAGCGTGAACTCGTCTTCTTACCTGGGCGGCGCCGCTCACACTTGGCTGTGTGCTGGGATTAGCGGGCAGCAGGCCACCGAGGTGGTTAACGACACGGAGCTGCGGTATTGGCAGATCACCGTCGAGCTTGTTTACCGGGCCAGCGGTCACAACCTGCTGCTGCCGAATGTCGGCTGGAACTACCTTGAAGGCGGCGAGAAGAAAAGGGCTTGGGTCTGGTTTGATCCAGGCAACGGCGAGCCCAAGACGCAAGTGGCGTCCGGCGCGCCGCGTGCCCTGACCAATGCCGGTGGGCTCAAGGCTGACGATCAAGAGCCCGACATTCTCACTCGCCGCGTGTACCCAGAAGCAGACTTTTCCAATTACTTCGGCACGCCGCCGTTCTAAGGAGCACCGATGCCAGACATCAGTTACACGATCACCGGCCAGGTCAGTAAGGGTGCCCTGTCGCAGTCCTTCGCTGCGTCTGGCGTCACGGCCGACATCGCCACGGCTGGCGTGCTCTCGGTCACGCTGAACCTGGGCACGGCCGTCACGCAGATCTCCACGGCCACTCTCGGCTCGCTGGGGTTGTGCTTCGCCCGTTCGCTGGCGAGTGCCACCACGCACACGGTGAGCTTCGGCCGTTACGTTGGCGGAACGCTGTATGAAACCGCCCGGCTAAAGGCTGGCGAGGCCGCTGTGCTGCGGCTTGCGGCTGGGGACTACGCTGCCAAGTCTGCCGTCCAGGGCACCCGTCTGGTGCTCACCGTCTACGAGGACTGAGCCTTGGCACAGAAGCCAGACGGCAAGGCCGCGAGGACCGAGCGGGTGACATTCACTCGCCCGGCGGCCGAGCGTATTGCCAAGACCGTGCGGCGCGTTGAGCAGGGCGACCGTGGGGCTGAGCCGCTGACGTTTGATCGCATCGGCGGCGGCATGCCGTACCGTCTGAGCGTCGCTACGTTTACTGGGTCATGGGCGACTGGCGAATCCAAGACGGTAACGCTGGTGGGTAGCACAAACACGGCGACCGTCTACAACTGGTGCAACGCAGCAGATGATGGCGGGCACGTCGTTTTCGGCAAAGCCAGCGGCACCAACAGTGCCGTGGAAATCACCATGGGCAGCACTGATACCTGCCGCATGACGCTCGGTGGCGTAGACCTGACGGAGCTGGCTGGCTATGACGCCGCCTCCGTCCAACTGTTAGGGCATAACACCACAGGCCCGTGCCTGGTGTGGTACTCAATCACCACCTGCTCAACCGCCGCATGACGCTCATCACGTTTCAAGACGGCAATCCCGTCATGCGTGACGGGAAGGTTGGCACGGAGCAGGCGTGTTGCTGCGGGTGTTCGACATGTCTGACAATATCGGGCCGAAATTGGAGCAACGGCTTCAATTCACTGAGTGGTTGC